TCGCTGTCATTCCTTTGCCGGAAGGCCCCGTCTTCCCTTGCTCCCTGTATCTCACAGCCACTTTAGCATCTGGCACATCATTAAAAGACATGACATTTGCAGGGTTGACGAAGTAGTCCGGAGGCCCACCGTTTGGACCATATCCTTCCCTGATCCCGAAGAGTTGAAAGTCAGGACCAGCTGCCACCTCAAGGACAAGCTTGCCATTACTAGCAACCATCGAAGACGTAGCTGTAAAGTTGTCAGCATACAGTTGCAAAATCCCAGTGAACGTCTCATTGTACAGAGACGCAGATGGTATGGGAGCAACCGAACCAACAAAGCAGGCTTTGCGGGTGCACATAAAGGGAATATGTGCTTCCAACGTCTTCACAGAGTCGCTGAGTGTCAGTTTCCATGACAAGCAATCAGAGTCCAGCGGCGAATCAACCATCACACCAGGCTTAAAGGTCAAAGTAAAGTCACACTTGTGCGTGACAGAGCCGTAGTACGTGATCCTGACAGCGATGGAGCCTCTCCAGTATTGGAAACAGTTTGCAACGACCGCAAGATGTGAGGGCCTAGCAACTGTATAAATCTGGTTTGGTGTTGTACCTGAAACTGTACGCGCTTCGAAAGCAAGCGGATTGAGAGCCCACGAAGCGACAGGCGCAACAGTCGACCGATTAGCGTCAATAGTGAAAGTTGACACTGGTGTGAATATGCGAGCACGCCTTATCAGCGACCCGCAGTTGCCCGCTGGGAAGTTTTCGGTGTCAAAGTGCGCCGCCATCATCTTCCAGGTGTCACCAAGAGGGTAACACGAAACAGGCGCGTCAACAACGGCGCAATTGTCTTGCACTATGTGCTTGGGAGGAGCATCAAGAAAACCGAGCAATCCGAGACCTTTTTCCACCGTACCTATAATAGGTAACATGTCTTCGACTACATCGGTAATGCCTTCTTCCTGCATGGACTTAGTCTGGGACAGCAGCGCCGCTATCCTCTCATAGCCAAACTTCTGAATGAGCTCCTCCAAAG